ACGCCACTGCTGCAGGCAGCCGGTATGAACGTCTCGGCATTCGCCGAACTGACCGGCACTGCCACCGCAGGCGGCGCCAACACCCTCACCCTGGCGGACCTGGGCGGCAGCAACCCCGCAAGCGACGCCTACCTGGGGCTGCCAATCGAGATCACCAGCGGCGCCAACACGGGCCACAAAGGCGTGATCGTGGCGCACGACGGGGCCACCAGGCAGGTGACGGTGGTTCCTTCTACCGCATCGTTCACCGGCGGCGCAGTGGGCTACAAGATCCCCGCGCTGTCCCTGCTGCAGCCGATCAGCACGTTCGGCAACGGCAGCAGCTGCACCATCGTGGCGGTGAAGGATGGCGCCAACGTTCACCGGATCGATGGATTCCGCGGCAGCCCGGCCCTCAACAGCACCCTGAACGGCTACGGCACCTTCACCATCACCGGCGTCGGCCGCTACACCACCCCCACCGCTAGGAGCGCTGAAGGATTCGTCTACAGCAACCAAGCCGAGCCGGTGCCCGTCACCCCGACCCACACCAAGGCAATCCGGTTCCAAGGCTTTGATCCCTGCTCCGAAGGCTTCACCTTCGACTGGGGCCTGTCAACCGTGTTCCGCTCGCTGATCGGCTGCGAACCTCACGCTCGCATCACCGACCGCCCCAACCCGAACGGCACAATCACGATCGAGAACCCGCCTGTGGCGACGAAGAATTTCTTCACCGCTGCAGCTGACAACAGCGGCGCCAGCGATGGCCCGTTCGTTGTGCAGCAGGGCACGACGGCTACCGAAAGCTCCATCTTCTTCTGCCCCAAGGCCGCGATCAGCGGCGACCTCTCGTTCCCTGATTCTGACGGGGTCAGCATGCTGCAGATACCATTTACCGCGCTGCCCAAGTCCGCAGCCGGCAACGACGAAACCCGCCTCGTTTTCTTCTGATTCGCCATGTTCCATCTGTACCAGCCGGACCACGTCGAGTGGCCGGTAAGTGTTGACCTGCCGTCTAAATCAGGCGTAAAGAAGGCTTACACCTTCACCGCGCATTTTCGGATGCTCGACCAGGAAGAGTGCGATGAGCTGAACGAGCAGCACAACGCGCTGGTGGTGGCCACGGTCAGGCGCTACGAGGCGCTTAGGGACTACCGGGGCAGCTCCGACCTAGAGCCCGTCACTGAGGAGCTCCCCTGCACCTACCAGGACCTGGCGGCCGAGGTGCTCTGTGGCTGGGGTGATGAGGTGGTGGGCGAGGATGATGAGCCGCTGGAGTTCACGCCAGCCACCAAGGCGCGGATGCTGCAGATGCAAGGTGCCGCGTCGGCCATCTTCAATGCGTGGACCGAAAGCGTCGGCCGGCCCACTGAGAAGTCAGCAGCGAAGGCTGGAGGCTTCCGCGCAAAAAACTGATCGACGCGGCGCTGTTCCTCGCTGGCGCCGCGAAGGGTGATGCTGACGACGGCAAGGACGCGGCCGACGCTGCGGCCATGTTCGGCCTGGAGGTGCCTGAGGCAGAGCAGCGGCCCAAGACGTTCGGGATCCTGCTGGAGAACTGCGAAGCGCTGGCGTGGTTCCTGAAACTGCAGACCCAGTGGCGGGTGGGGATGAATGGCCCTGTGGGCCTCGACTACGGGGTGTTCATCCGCGACTCAATCAACGTTGGCGATCTGGGCACCAGCGGCGGCGTGCTGAGCCAAGCCAACAGCATCATCAAGGCCGCGCCGATCATGGCCGGAGCCCGCACACTGGCCGGGGCGTTGGTGCCGTTGGTGGGGCCTGCGCCGACACGGTTTGGCACTGAAGGCGGGTGGAATTACAACCGAAAAACGGGGACGGCGGGGAATGGAACGAATAACTATCTGAACACCGGCCGAAATAACAACGCTGATCCGCAAAACAATAAACATGTGAGTGTTTTCCTGACAGCAGCTCAGTCTGGTGCGCCCGGGATTCATTTGGGGACAAATGCGGCAGCAGTTCCAGGCACTTGTCAAATAGCGAGTGACTTGACTGCATCTACTACAAACTTCTCTGTTAATAACACTAGCGTCCAGTCCATAGCAGCCGCAAGTCCAGACACAGGCTTTTTGGGGGCAAGCCGATCAGTTTCTTCTTCTTTTACGTCACGACGAGCCGGGACAAATACTAACGCGGCATTGACTTCTAACACCCCAGACAACATATCTACTTTTGTTTTCTGCCGCAATGGAAACGCGGTGTTTTCCAACGCCCGCATCGCCTGCTACTCCATCGGCGAATCCCTCGATCTCGCCCTACTTGACGCCCGCGTGACCGCACTGATCAACGCCATCGCGGCGGCTATACCGTAACCCCCACAAGAGTCCCCGTCTACGAGGTGTTGAAGGCCAATTAGCACTAGCTCACCCCCAAAAAATGTCAAATGGCGGAAACTCGTTCTCAAAGTCGCAAATTGCAACGTTCGGGTCTTAAGGTAAGGGGTAAATTCACTTAGTGGACACGAAGACCAACTCATGGTGCTGGACAAAAACCCCTCATTTTCGGGAGATAGGGTAAACAGAGACACTTCCTTAAGGGTGGCAGATACCCTTTGGAAGGGGTCCGGGGGGGACTTAAATCGAATCCCCGACTCTTACCTTGAGGGTCTTGGTTTTGAGTACTCTGACGGAAAAGTTAGCCTTCTCAACCTCCTGAATAAAGTAAGTTTATCTGAGGGAACTTACGAGGAATTCTCCGAGGTTGTTCGTAAATTATCCCACACGGAACCTGAAAGTTGGCCGAACCTTGAGTCTATTCTGGAGATCCAGGCTGAAAAGCTGCTCTCAGTCACTGACGAGCAACTTTCTTTCTCAGAGGATTTCGCCAACTTCGCAGAAAGCGAAAAGGATATGTCCGACAAGATGGAACTTTTCCTAAAGAAAGTCATTTCTTCGGTCTACACCGACGGGGTGACTTCGGTGACGGACTTAACAGGAAATCCCCCCAACAAGGCAAATCGTTACCTACAGGGAGAAGACGGGGGGAGCTTCTCAGGAATCTTCTACGACTCTCAAGGAGAGGATGGGGGCAAGAGCTTCAAGTTTGAAATCTCAAAGAAGAAGGACGGAAACTGGCAGATAGTATATTAAAATGGAAACTTTGTCCAAGAGCTTTGAAAAGTACAGGGGCCTTCGGGGAGTGCACCTAGTCTCCCCAGGGGAATGCTTCTTTTTCCCATGGAACGAAGTTTCTAAGCTTCAGGCGGAAGTCTCTGTAGAACAGGAGTCGGAGTTTGAGGAAAACCTACTTACCGTTCTGTCAAACTACAACCCCGACAACGAATTCCTCGTTCTAAATCGCCGAGGCAAATCCATCTTCATCGAACTTTACGCTTGCCAAAAATGAATCCGAAAGAGCTACAATCCTATTCAGCAAGAATCATCAAGGACCTGAATGACGCTATCATGGTCTCCAGAATGTCCCACTGGAATGTCCGTGGTACCGACTTCTATGGTTCTCACCTTTTGTTTGGAAGAATTTACGACGACCTTTCAGGGTTAATGGACGGTCTGATTGAGACTCTACGGGCATTTCAATACAGCCCTGGTTTTGAAGAATTCTCTGGCCCCGGCATAGCCTTAGACTCTTACAATTGCAAGGAACTGGCAGCTCTGATTCTGGACTACTCAGTTTCTCTGATGGCTTCCTTGACACTCTTTCTAGAGAAAATCGATAAACTGGAACCAGACCCTCGCTTTCCCGCCCTCGAGAACCACATTCAGAACCTATCCGACAAGACCCTTTCAGTTCAATACCTTCTCCAGGCCTTTTTAGGTCTCTGAGTTTACTTGGCTTGCGTGGAGCTATAAATAGTTAAATTCTTAAGACGTTGATCCCTTCAAGAAATTTCCCCCTTGGGGCTTTGAAACTCGTTGAGTTTAGAGATAAAAGTATCGTGAAAGTCCACGTTGAGCTCTCCAACTCCTCTTCCGACCGTAAGAGAATTCAGAATCTACGAAACGACTTGCTAATGTCGAACCCGAGGCTGGACCTCCAGATTATTGAAAATAATGCCCTTTGAACAACATGACTCCGTCACCACGACCCTCGGCAGTGACGAGGAAGGAAACCTCCTTCTGGACTTCCCTGAAGAGATTCTTGAAGCAGTTTCCTGGAAAGAAGGGGACTCTTTGTCAATCGAAGCCTTCGCAGGAAGAATTATCCTTCGAAAACTCGAACCTAAAGGAAAGTCTAAATAGCTTGAAATTGGAACTCTCTCTGATCGAGATGTCCCGAAACAGATCCGACGACAACTAGAACTCAGACGAAGGTGGGCGGGAAACCGCCCTTTACGGGGGAGTGTTCTCGACCCATAATGAGTTCGAACCCGTCCCGAAATCATGGACCCTTCTGTCGCTTCTTATTCTTTTCAAGGTGATGCTGTTACCTTCCTTGGCCTTGCTGGTGTTGCTTCGACGATTGTTATTCTTGTTAGCGTTTGGCGCTCTTACTGGAACTCTCCTTATCGTCGTTGACTCATGAAAGATTTCTTGGGTCAAGAACTCTCGATAGGGGATCTAGTGGTCTTAGTTATCCCTGGTTATAGGGATTTTGCTATCGGAAAGATCCTTCGATTCACGAAGTGTTACGCTTTTGTGAACTTTCCGAAACCTTGGCAGGGAGCGGCTGTTGGAGGGGAAGGGGAATTCAAGCAATACCCTTCTCAACTGATACGGATAACCGAAGAGCAAGCTAAGAGGGGCCGTTAACCGCCCTTTACTCGTCTTGGCGACTCACTATAATAAAGTGAGTCGAAGAACCTCCCGTGGAAACTCTACGAGAATACCTGAAGAGGAGACACCTCCGCGAGGACCTTCATCGCCCAGTTCTGGACGAAGAGGAAAGGACTGTTACGTTTTACCTCTACAACCTTTCCGGAGCTTTGGTGGGTTTCCAGCAGCATCGCCCGGATGCCCCCAAGACACCACAAAAACGTGGTCCGAGGGAAGCCCGCTATTTCACCTACAGAAAGCAGCCGACTCACGGAGTTTGGGGTCTTGAAAGCCTGTACCAAAGCTCAGGCCCAGTTTTCCTAACTGAAGGTGTTTTTGATGCTGCCCGTCTAACAGACCTCGGACAGCCCGCTCTGGCAGTATGTTGCAATGACCCTCAAAGGGACCTTGGAAACTGGTTGCAATGCCTCGCTCGCCCTGTGGTTGTCGTCGCTGATAATGACAAGGCTGGCAGAAAGCTGGCGAAGTTTGGAAATTTCGTAGAATACTGTCCGGAAGACGGGCAGGATCTTGGTGATTGCCCCAATGAGTATGTTCAATGGCTGGTGAAAAAGTACGACTCTCTTTGAGGAATCTAGCTCTGGCCCTTAAGGACCAGCTACCCTTGGGGAGAGCTTTTCGAAACTTCTTTGTGACAGGTGTTGCGTGGGGACTTTTCTCTCGCAACTCCCACATATCTTTAAGGACGGGAACACCAAAGGTGTCGTATAGCGAAAAGTCTGCCAAGAAGGCAGCTTCAAGAATGGCAGAAAAACACGGAGCGACATTCAGTGTCTACAAGTGCGCCTTCTGTGACGGCTATCACATCGGTAGAAGTCGCACTCGCTTAGAAGCTGAACGTCGTGTTCCTCAGGTTGAGTAGAAAAGTCTCCCATGAATGACCATATATACTCTCTTTCTCGAGACTACGAAAAGCTCTGGGAGCTTTCTCGAAAATGTTCCGTCATATGCTACGCGAATTACGACTGGGGATTCGGTCAGGTAGTCAGAGACGTAGCTCAGACGAAAGTTTTTGATTCCGTAACACAGATTTCAGCGAGAGGGATCGGCTACGTCTACGCGACCTCAAAAGAGGATTTCCTCGCCCAGTGTGAAACTTTCAATATTGAATGGGTCCTCCCATCTGCACCCCTCGAAGAAACCTACTAATCCAGCAATGGCTGAAATCATATACGACCCTGAGTTCCACTACTGTGTGATCTCCTTAGAGGACCACTTAAAAGAGTCCCTAGGTCAGCCTCTAGACCTTCCCGAAGAACTTCAGAGCCTTCTTGAGGAGGACTGGCTGGAAAGTTCTTCTTCCGAGGTTCTAGGACACTTGAAGGAGCTCACCGGAAAGCAGTACACCATCGCTTATCGCGACAACTCCTGCAACTACGAAACTGATCTCGACAGGTTCTTTGTGTACACCATCTTTTCGCCTTCTGACAGTCAAGACTGGGCGTGGCAAGATGACTGCTTCGTGTCTGTTGAGGTCGGGCAACCCGGAGACCCCCGGTATGTCGGTTACTCTCCTGCCCGAATCTACCGGTGCGGTGGCACCATTGCTGAAAGCGAATTCCTGACATGGAAATTGAGCTGGAGGGCGAGTACGATCGGGTGTGGAGCTGGAAAGATGACTCAGAGGGAAATCGACTCCATTAACGAAAGATTCTCTTACGGCTATCCCCATATCCCTACTTCTACCGTCGTTGACTCCTGTTACGACACACCGATTTGGAGCGAGGAGCATTGCGGCTACCTCGCTAGAGTCAAGGGTTCCCCTAGCCCCGTGGTTCTAACTCCGAGCCACCCCTTCTAGGGCGGTAAACCGCCCACTTTTCTAACGAAAAGTCGAACCGTTTTAGCCAGAACCGGGCTATAATTAAAGGGTGAGTTACGCCTTACAGCTTTGACGAAAGTTATCGACACCGTGTCCCCCGAGGCTGTTGCCCTCTCGGCGGCCATTGAACTTCACTCCACTATGCTCCATGATGACGCGTGGGTCGGGTATTGCGGAACCAAAGAAGGTTTCGACAACCTTTACCAGGAGCTTTTCGTGGTCGCTCGTGATCACGTTTCCTCGGAGTCGGATAACCCTGTTGAAGACGTCGTGAACACTTTCTTTCAGTTTCAAAACGAGATTGAACAGGCTGAACGGGAAGTTGACTGGTTCTTGCACTGATAGATAATTAGCCACACACTACACAAGGTCAAACTCCGGTGATTAAGAAATCTCAACCGCCACACTTTGAATCAGTAGATTCCCTCTCGAAGAAGGGGGCTATTCGTTCCACCCACCCGGCTTTCGGACTCGTGACTGTGAGTCGACCTCAAGCAAGCCCAGGGGTTAATCTGTTCGGGTCCGACCTTTCACACAACCACTTCATTTCGGTTACGATTCAGACGGCAAAGAATGAAAGGGAGCTAGGACGGGATTGGCAGTTTCCGACGGGAACTCTCCTTGAGTTCCATATGTCAGAAGCCCAGTGGGCCAGATTTGTCTCTGGGTCGGGACGATCCCAAGCGACTCCTGTGACCCTCTCTTACGCTCCCTCCCCAGGAAGTTCCTATGAGGTGGTGCCCTCAATCGAGGTTCCAAAAGAGAGCCGAAAGGACCAGTTTAACGCAGAGTTCAAAGAGAGCTTGAGGAGTGCCCTCGAGGAGATTCGGACAATCTCGGAGAATCTTCGTAAACTCACCGAGGAAAAGTCTGTGAGCAAGACCAAGTTGAAGGAACTATCGAAGTCTTTGGAAAACAGGGTGGGAAATCTCCCCTCCAACCTGAACTTCGCAGTGACTTCCTTCAAGGAGGCTACGGAGGACATCGTAGAGGCTGCAAAAGCCGAGATCGAAGCGTATTCAACTAATGCCCTCCTAAAGGCGGGAGAGAAAGCCCTCCTGGCAGAGTCGAGCAACGGTCCAAAACTCCCACCGATGTGATCAAATGAAAAGCCACCTCGACGAGATTCAGAAGCTCAGGGAACAGCGCAACGCTGTGATCCTCGCCCATTACTACCAAGACTCTCAGATTCAGGACGTCGCAGATTTCGTCGGGGATTCCCTGGACCTTTCCAGAAAAGCTGCGGAAACTCAAGCAGACGTGATTGTTTTCTGCGGAGTACATTTCATGGCAGAGACTGCTAAGATCCTGAACCCCACGAAAACTGTCCTCCTCCCGGACCTCAATGCAGGTTGTAGTTTGGCTGAGGGGTGCCCGCCAGGAGAATTCCGAAAGTTCAAGGAAGAATACCCGAACCACTTCGTAATCAGTTACATCAACTGTTCGGCGGAGATTAAGGCCCAAAGCGATTTAATTTGCACAAGCAGCAACGCTGTCCGCATGGTTCAAAGTGTTCCCGAAAGGACACCTATAATCTTCGCCCCCGACAAAAACCTTGGTCGTTGGGTTGAAGGGCAGACGGGGCGGGACATGGTTTTGTGGAACGGAAGCTGCCAGGTTCACGAAGCGTTCAGTGAAGAGGCATTTATGGAGCTTTGGCTAGCGAATCCGGGGTGCGAGGTGATTGCCCACCCGGAGTGCGAAGAGGTGCTCCTTCGAATGGCGGACTTCATTGGGTCCACTAGCGCTCTCCTTAAGAGAGTTCAAGAAAGCGGTGCGGACACCTTCATAGTCTTGACGGAGCCGGGGATCTTTCACAAGATGAAGAGTTTGGTCCCCGGAAAGACACTCTTGACCGTCCCGAACCGAAACGGTTGCAGTTGTAACGAGTGCCCGTTCATGAAATTGAACACAATCGAAAAAGTTCGCAACTGCCTTCGGGACTTGGGCCCTCGAATCGAGATAAAAGAGGACCTACGTGAGAGAGCCCTTGAGCCGTTGAAGAGAATGTTGGAGCTTTCCTAAAGGGGCGGGAAACCGCCCAATTTTCTTTCGAAAATCCGCACCGTTATTCTTTAAAGCACCCTGTAATAAGGGAAAGCAAATCCAGCTGTGAAGAAAGCAATTAGTATTCCGGGGGCCCTATCCCCTGAGCAAATCCACTTCGAGAAGGTCATGAAAGAGGTCTGGAACAGCACATGGGGTCGACACTTATCCCACAACCCTGATTACGGCTACAATAAGATAGCCACCGTCAATCTCCCGGAGTACCTCTACTCGTCTGTTGACCTTTGTCTTTCCCGTCTGAACGAAGTTTCACGGAACATTTACAAACTGCACCCACGAGTTCCTGAGAGAACTTTGATATTCGGTTGGGGGTCCGTCCCCACCCATGACGACGACATATCCGGTTTAACTCTTCTAACCTTCCTCGGGGGTTTTCGGACCGCCGATTCGCCTAAGGGGTCGAATCGTGAGTGGGAATTGTTCCACGAAGGGGAGCTTTACACAGCCGGTCACATGACGAGGTTGAAAGCGGGGGAGTCTGTGATCTTTGATGACAGGGAGAGCCACTCTTGGATGCACAACGCAGGGTGGGTGTTCATGTCCGCAGCGGTGAAGGTAGGGCGGTAAACCGCCCAGTTTCTCGCAAGAGAAACCCACCGCTTTCGGCGAAAGCACGCTATAATTAAGGGGTCGAGTCAAGGAAGCCTCATGTCCGCTGTCACCCTTACTGCCAAAGAGCAAACCCTTCTGGCTGCTATTACCGAAGGTATGGACGAGCCTGGCTGTGGCTGGCTCCACGAGCTTGCCGACGAGACCCGTGAGACCGCTGGCGTGCTCGGCTCTCTCGTCAAGAAGGGTTTGGTGACTTCAAGTGTAGAGGACGGGTGCAGCTGGGTGGCCCTGGCTTCCTAAATGCCCCTGCTAGAAGCCCCTCTGTTTCTCTACCATGCTCACCAACCACGGCGACGAAGTTATTCTCCAGCGAAATTTCTGGACCCGAACCGCCAACACCTACTTGGCAGCGGGGATTCCTGATGTTGACTACTTCCAGAAGCTCCTGGAAAAAGCCTCTCACTGGCAGAAAGAATACGACAACTATGTGGCCCACTTAAAGGTCACAAACATAAGCTTCCACCTCGCCTCTTGAGGCGTTTCTGCACTTTTCTTCTCTCACACGAAAATGGCATCGACCCTAATTCAGAAATTCACCGAACCCTGGCTGATTCAGAGAGCGGAAATCCGAAGGCCTCTGGCGGACCCGAAGGGGGCCACTCTCACGAAGTCCCTACGCCTGGACTACATGGGTTCTTCTGAATTTGAGTTTGGGGCTCTTCCCGCTTCCCTGCGCAGGATTCGCAGCGCTCCCTATCACGCCACCCGTCTGGTCCGGTGGATCACCCAGGATGAGAGCCCCCTGCGAGTTTTCTCTTGCTTCAATGAGGAAGACTTTGAAAAATATACCGAGTTTCTCAAGGAGTTACGGTTCGGTAATCCCCAACTGAAGGAAGTTTTTCGTTTCGGTGCGAATTATCCCCAGGAGAAGTACTTCTGCACAGACTTCTGGTGGGACATCGAAAACGATGTGATCTGGTCGTTTGATAAGAACTACATGAATCGCCTTCCGCAATACCTGGAAAACAGCTTCTCCGTGATGTCCTGAGGAAAACAAAAATATGGAAAAATTGAAAGACTTCCTGAAATTTCTTGGATACAACGCTTTCTTCGGAACTTCCTTGTTTCTAGGGACAGTTAAGGGGATTAGCGGCTTCATGAACCTAACAGGGTTCCTTATCTGGATAGCCTTCATTCTTGTTGTCCTGATTTACGTCGGCCTCGAAAGTCAGGGCGAAGACGCTTGGAGAAAGGTTGCGGAGAACAACAAGACACAGAAGTACCCCCAGAAATCGGGGAGGCTTCTTTCTGCGACCTATATCCTGACCCTTGTGTATTTCGGGCACCCTATTCTGGCAATCGTCTACTTAATCACATTTCTAATCGCCTATACAATGGCGGAACGCTCAAAAACAATTAACCAAGAAATTCAAAATGATCACTGAACAATGGTTTCAAGAAGGTTCCTTTAAAGCATTTAAGAGGCCCACACGAGACCCCTTCGAAGTTGCCGAGAATGATGGAACCTTGGATACCCTGGAAGGAGAAGTATCCTATCACCGTGGTTTCTATATCCTAACTGGCCCTCGGGGTGAAAAGTATCCGATGCCCCCCTCAACCTTTAGAGAGCTCAAGGTAGACAACGGAGACGGAACCTGCAGTCCAATCAAGATCATCAAGAGTGCCAAGGAGGCAAACCATTCCGGAACCGTGAACACTTCTTGGGGAGAAACCCTTCAGTACAACTCTTCCGTGGACATTATTGTTAGACATGGCGAAGGGAAGTACGGAGTTGTGAAGAAAGAGATTTTCGAGGAAACCTACGAAGTCCTCAATGAGTGAGGAAGAAAATCCCCAGGTCAGATCCGTTAGCTGGCTTCGCCTTCCTTCCAGGCCGTTATTCACTCAATCCCTCAAATCGAACTTAGGTTCAACTGAATACCCAATGAAAAGTGCCTTAGCCGAGCAGATTTTCGACTGCTATACCCCCTGCGTGACTCGTTATAGCGAGGGTGATGAGGGAGCGAGCCAAGAGTTTTCTAGAGGGGCCTAAATGACCGCTGGGAGCGTGGTCCCTTTGTTGGCGACTCATTTAAGCGACTACTACGGTCCCTACGTGATCCGTTACGTCGGCACCATGGACATTCGAAAGGCTTTTCGGGAGTCCACGGTAGACGAATACTTCAAGTGGTCTAAGAAGTACCATCCGAGGTACTACTTTCGAACTTACTGTCTCTACAACGAATAATTTTTCGAAGAGTATGATTACCACGGCCCTCTAAAGTGGGATGTCTGGGTAACTGTGAAAGAAGATAACCCGGACTGGAAGCCAATCCCAGAAACCAGGTACTACGAAATGCTTCAGCCTCGGGACAAGAAGAAAAAGTTCTTACCGATAGCCGTAACCGAAAAGGAGGTGGAGAAGTGGACTCAGAGCAGCCAAATTGTTCTTGTGAACGAATGAAAAGGTGCTTTGAAAAGGGGAGGGTGATTCAAATCAGTGAGGAAATTGAGACTGAGTGCTTCCCCCCGAAGATAGGCCCTGGCTTCTACCGTATCACTGAGATCTCCCAAAATTCACAGAGTTCAACGCTTTGTCACCTGAATAAGGTGAGCAAGAATGGAAAACAGTATAAGTTCCGGGCAGTGTACCCTGCGGCTGCTCTTGGATTCCTTCTTCAGGAAGGGCAGGCGCGGCTGATCGAAGACGAATAGGGCGGTAAACCGCCCAGTTTCTCGTGCGGAAAACGCACCGTTTTCGGAGAAAACGCCCTATAATTAAGGGGTCGAGTCAAGGGACCTGCCAAACGAATGGACGACCTTCAGTTTGTGTTCACCACTGAAACCGAAGCTGAGACTTTCGGACAGGCCTACACGGAGGACGAGCCAGGATCCTACTTTACTGCGGGGCTCCTGCCGAATGGTCGCTACTATGTGAACCTTTTCGAAGAAGACGGTTACCAGATCAATCGTTCGGCACCGCGAATGACTCTTGTCTCCGCTGTGAAAGCTCCCCGGCCAATGGCTTACGGCCACCTCGGCTGATCACCACTGTTAGAGTATAGATGGACACCGACCGGATTCTGAATGAGTTTATGAATGAGCTCACACCTGAGGAGAAGGAGGCTCTATCGACTGCGACACCTACGGAAATTCTGAAGGGTGTCACCGACGCTCTGACAGACACCGAGTTCTGGAGTCACATGGGGACCAGCTTTCTTAATGGGCTCTCGAGAGGGCTCTCTGAGAAATTGTGACACAACTTTTTTCGAGCATTTTCGAAAATCCTCGACTTTTTAGGACACACTTCGATGAAAATCTTCCTGGACGATGAGAGACCCACGCCTGAAGGGTGGGTAGGTTGCCGCTGGCCAAGCGAGGTTATCTCCCTAATTGAGCAGGGTGATGTCGAAGTCGTTTCCCTGGATCACGACCTGGGCGACGATGAGAGAGGAACCGGATACGATGTTTGCACCTGGCTGGAAAACAAAATCTGGAATGAAGGGTGGGATGGCGACTTCGTCCCCCCAATCTTTCAGATCCACTCTGCGAATCCTGTGGGCAGAAATCGTATAGCGTGGTCTATTCGCTGGTCTCTCCATCAGTTCAAGGTTATGAGCGCGACTCGACCAGAGAGATGGGAGAAGTTCCTCAGACTCGCTGAGAAATACCCAGCCGCTCCTTTGTGAGGGGCGGTTTCCCGCCCTTTCCGAGGGACAGGATTGACGTTATAATTGAGTGATAGGTCTAAACCCCAACTGTTTCCCCTGTTCACCTTATGGACCCCCTTCGAAAAAGCGAGAAAGAACTCAGTGATTTCATATCTGAATTACTTTTGGGCGAAATCTCTTGGGGGACGGTTGATTTCTTCAACCCACCGAAAGGGGTCAAAACCAAGTTCTCTCACCCGTACAGCTACGACCCTTTCACTATCTGGAAACACTCCGGGAGACTCAATCACACAGACTCGGTCTACTCTGATCGCCTTCTTGGGTGGGACTTCAAAAAGCACGACGAGCTCTGTATGAAGCATTTCGGAAACGAAGGACAGAATTGGTCAAATCGGGACCCCATGAAGATTCAGAAATTTCTGGAGGAATTTCTGGAGAAGCCGGGTCTGACCCTTTGCGAAATCATCGAAGGGTGCAACAAATCGAACGGCTATCCCTATTGGGTTTTCCTCTTTCGGTGATTCCTCTTTTTTCCAACAACTAAGAGTTCCATTTCACACTTATCAAATGACCCGTTACGAATTTCACATCACTCAAGAAGCCGGACGAGTGAAAGGTCTAAACCGAGAACTCAATAGCTTTGAGGCTGGTGTGAGAACTCTTGGTATCGAGAACCTGTCTGAAGAGGGGTTCTCTCGGGAGGTGGTTTGGATGACTTGTGAGAGGGCAGAATTGACGGGGGGCCATCCAGCAGCTTTACGCTTTCTTGCAAATTGCCAAAATAACAAAGGGTGGTATTCAGGGACTTCCCTTTGCCCGATTAGATTAAAGATCGAGGTTGAGTGCTCGGCCGGCTTTGACCCTAACGAGTATCTGTACATTGAGGCCCATTTTCCCGTTACCTCCGAGGAAGCTTCCGAGATTCGCAAAGGTATCAGCAGGAACCTCGTGTCGGGTGAGCTGATCGGCACTGAGAGGTCCTACAACCCTTCCGAATTTCTAGAGTTTTTTCAAAAGCATTTCGAGAAAGGGAGGAAAGTTGAGCTTTGTCTGTTTGACTCGAATGTTCAAGAAGACGGGGGCTGGATTCCTGTCCCGAATGGAAAGAAAAAGCTATATTCCTTCGGGCCCATGTCCCCCAGCACGATGAAGACTCTTCACGACGACTACACTCGTATCTTTCGGAACGGCTCTAAAAAGTTGTGGGAGGTTTCTTAATCGTGCCCCAGGTTCAAAGATTCCGGAGTAACCATTCTTAATTTAACCCTATGACTATCGACCTTTCACAATACGTTGGTAAAACCATCGTCGTTGAACTTCGTGACCAATCTGTATTAGCTGGACCACTTGTAAAGGATACACCTTATCCAGATATAGTGTATCCTTATAAGATTTCCGGTTGGTTGTTCACTGAGTCTGGAGTAGGAATGTCAAAACCTAGGATTATTAAAATCCTGACTCCATTTGAAGATAAGGGTATCGCCCAAAAGGCACCCAATATCAACCTAGATGATTTTGTGGGCCAAAAGGTTTATGTGAAATTGGCCCGGGGATCTAAGCACATCACGAAAGTGACTCCTAATTATAATTTGTCCGAAGTTGGACAATATAACAAGAACGGAACATCAACGTCTGGTAATGAACATTGGGCCATCGTAGAAATCTACGGTGAGGGTGCCTATGAAATTAACACAAAATCCACCTTTGATAATCCAAATGATCACCAGGTTGAGCAGGCCAAACAATTGCTCAATCAAATGAGCGAAGAACAAATCGCAAAACTTCTGAGGATGTGGAGATCTTCCTGTGGTCCCGTAAGGGGGACCTGGTTGAGCTCGTAGAGCTCGGGCCCTCCTTTTGAGGGCGGGAAACCGCCCTTTACCAGAAGGGGCGAAACGACCTATAATAAGTTCATTGGGTTCACTGACCGAACCCACCCCAGAAAACACCTCACGACCCATGGCTGACCCTGCGACCATCCGTAAGTTTCTGAATCAAACCGGTTCCACCATCGTCTCTGTGAAGTTCGTTAAGAAGGACGGCTCCACCCGAACCATCCAGTTTAACCCCCGGGATCGTCAGGAGGTGAGAGGGACGGGGGCTTCCAATACCAATGCAAATATCTTCCGAGTGCGCGACTTTCGCGTCGCCAAAACCAATGGGGGAGAGGGGGCGTGGCGCTCCTTCGACGCAAGTCGAGTCATTAACCTCAAGGCTAACGGAATGGTTTTCGACTTCACGGATTCCTGACCGGAATCTGCGAGATTCGAGGGGCGGGAAACCGCCCACTTTTCTTGCGAAAATTAGCAATAGTTGTGGCTGAGGTGAGCCATAATTAAGTCATGGAAAAGAACCCTACTGCGATGATCACTGCCACCCTCACCAAGGTCCTCCACACCTACGGAGATGTCCTCCACACCGAGACTATGCGCTTCGCCAATCGCGAATCTACCTGTAGGTTCCGCGACGATATGCTGAACAAGCGTACCAAGGGTTTTGCTGGAACTGAGTACACTATCACCGCTTTCGCACTCTAATGGAAAACTCATTCACTTCACTTCGCGAAATGTTCGCCAAGGCGATGGAAATCAACCGAGATGACTGGAAAGACGTCATCGTATCCAGGGAGAGCTGGTTGGATATTCCCATCCCCCAATCTTACGGGGATGTATCCCAACTCCCCTCTAGGGTCGATTCGCAGAAGTTTTATGTCTGGACACAAAACTATGTGTACTTTCTAGACTGTGATGACGACATCTATGATGTCGGCTTTGTACCCCGGAGCCCTGAAGCATTTCGCTCTGGTCTGAAAGGAAACCAGACACCGTAGGGCGGGAAACCGCCCTACACTTCCCCGCAAAACCGCCCTATAATTAACTCATGGAAAACTTCACCTTTTACGAAGTCGGCGGCTGTGTGAGGGATGGACTGCTGGGCCTGTCCACTAAAGACGTTGACTTTTCGGTCGTTGCCCGTGAAGGCATGTTTGACAATGTCGAGGAGGCTTTCGCTGCTCTGGAGGAACAGCTCCGGAGCGAAGGTTTTAAGATCTTTGAGAGCAAGCCCGAATTCCAGACGATTCGTGCTCAAGTTCCTGTCGGTCACCTTCTTCGCCAGCGAGTGCGGGACGCCGACTTTGTTCTGGCTCGGCGAGATGGCCCCTACAGCGACGGTCGTCGCCCCGACTACGTCCTGCCTGGCTCCCTGGAGGATGACATCTTCCGTAGAGACTTCACCGTTAACGCTTTGTGCCGCACTGTTGACGGCACCTTGGTGGACCTGGTGGGAGGTCAAGGGGACCTAAGGGCTCGGCAGCTTCGCTTCGTGGGGGACCCTTTGGAACGAATAACCGAGGATGGACTGCGAGTCCTGCGAGGCTTTCGGTTCAGCGTCACCAAGGGTTTCCTCTTCGAGGAGAGGACTCGAGAAGTTCTTTGGGGGCCTTTCGCAGCTGAGATGCTGGCTGGCGTCCATGTGAATCGTGTTCGCGAAGAGCTCGAGAAGATGCTTCATGCAGACACTCTGGCCTCCTTGCGGCTATTTGCTGAGCTTCCGGCCCAGACCCTAGAGGCTATCTTTCGAGACGGACTTCGTCTAATGCCGTCCCTAAAGGAAAAGTAGACTTTGAGGCCCCCTGTTCAAGGGGGGTCTTTTTATAGGGCCAGGGTCTAAAAGTGGGGTATACTTTACCAGTGACAATCAACGTCACTTTCGACGGAATTCTATAGCTCTGCTTTCGCGGAATTACATAATTCCCTCTTAACACATCCCGGGAGCTCAGGCTCTCGCACCCCCTCAGGGGGAGATCGTGTAATGACAACTACAAATACAACCGATCTCGGAAAAGAGCCGAGTGGGGCACTCAACGCACAGGCCCCCCTTCAACCAGGCCCCGTTTCCGAAAGTCCTATCGTGGTGGGACCTAAACCTCCCGCGACTGAAGTGCGAGAAAACTCTGAAGAAAATCTTGAAAATCCCATGGAACTTAATTCCACAGACATTCTAAATCTCTACCGCGACCACGCAACCATTGAGCGCAATGTGCTCAAGGAAGCCTCTGACATTCGCCAAGAGGTTAGCAAAGGGCATGGCGAAATTAAATACGCCATCGCTGAGCACTCCGAATCAACCAACCGTGACATCCTGACAACAGGACACAACAACCAGGTGAAGATCGACGAGGCTGCTGACAAAATTCAGCAAAGAGCCACCGACTTTTACCTTTCTGCACAGGCCAGGGACTTTGATGCTGCTCGTGATGTAGCTGCCCTAAAGGCTGCCACAGATATGGCTGCACAAAAGCTCAGCACCGAGATTCTTCTATCTGCTGAAAGGGGAGCCACTGCTGCTGCTCTTGAGTCCGCTAAAGTTGCCGCCGCTGTTGCCCTAGGTCAATCTCAACTCAGCAAGGAAATTGCCGAGAGCAAGTTTGAACTTAGCAAGCAGGTCGGTTATGAAAACGAGAAGACCCGTGACCTCATCAATTCTCTCAAGAATGATGAACTCAATCGTCTCCTCATTGAGCGCAACACTGACCTTCAACACTGCCGCCACGATTACTGGGGTGCTCGGGATGGTCTGTTCAACACACAATTCGCTGCTCTGAGCTCTCAGGTGAACTCCCAACTGAACGCTCTCAACAGCCAAATTGCTGAGACCCGCCAAGGGATGGTAAACTTTGGTACCATGGCTGGGGTCGGGCAGTCCTCTACCAGCAACGCTGTTCGCTGAGTTCAGCTACGAAACACCGGGAGGGGTTCAACCCCTCCTTTTCCATTTAAGACAACCATGGACTCAGCGGAAAGAAAACTTATCGATCTCTACAACCTTCTAGCTCAGTACCAAAGGTCGAACGACCCGAAGCTAGAATCCATGATACAGGTCACTCGAGCAGAGATCACAAAGCTTCTCCATCAACCTTCACCGGGAACCGTTAATATCAACATAGATAACGATTCCGAAGAGGACTGTAAAGAAGAATGCCCCCCAGGACCCCCAGGACCCCCAGGACCCCCAGGACCCCCAGGACCCCCGGGACCATCCCTTAGACCCTGTATAAAGGTGAGTCAAGACTATACGGCCACAGAGTTTGATTACTACATAGGTGTGGATAGTGAAGAGAGCGTAACGGTGACCCTGAAGAGCGATGAAGATAGCTGCATTGAGTACATCGTGAAGGTGGAGATGGAGCCGCCCATCGGAAACAGAAAGGTAATAGTCAAGCCAGAGCCCCCTTCTCTAATTGACGGGCAGGGGGACTACACAATGGCTACTCCTTACGAGTCTGTTAGAGTTTTTCGTCGTGGCGAAAACTGGTTCACGATACGTTAAGTCCGCCAGGGGGTGCGCGGCGGATGCGCGGCGGATGCGCGGCGCAAACTCCCGGGAAGTCCGGAATACCCTGCGGTCCCGGGATTATAATTTATCGTTCAATTGAACTTTAGGATTTGACCCCGGCTTCAAAAATGAAACCATACTCCTACTACACGACTCTCGCTACCGAGTACCCGAGTAAAGCCAACTACACTGTGATATATTATTACAAGAGGGGAAAGCTTATTCTAGTTAAGAAACCCTTCTCCCAGATAGATGAAGTCCCAAACGGAGCAGTTGAAGAGGTAGTTTTCGATAGAGAAGGGTACCTCGCTCACGAACAGACTTACCTTAAGGAGAAGGTTAGCTTAGAAGAAGAGTTCAAAGAGGACTTGTTTAGGGAGGAGGGTCTAACCAACTCAGAGAAAGCCGAAAAGTGTTTCTCCTTGGCATGGAATTACGGTTGCTCGGGAGGTCTACCTGAAGTTCACGATTACTTTAGAGAACTTGTTGAGCTAATCGGGTAGTCTTTTCATCTATGACAGTAACTGCAACAAACAACGGGGATCTACCTAAGAACCTCAGCAAAACCTCAAAGGCTACCACACCGGGAGATCTAACCAGGGTAGTCGTAGTCACCATTCCACCAGGCTACACTGAGGAAAAGGTTTCCTCCTTTAGGGAGATCATGGAAGCTCAATTTTCAGACACGGGGCTGAAGGTTATTTTAGTGCCGGACGACTCTCGTGTCTATCTCCTGAACTAAACTCGTTACCGGATACTATAGATCCAGGAATTCTGAGAGAATGCGGGGGTTTGGTGGCACAAAGCGTGCCGTTACCTATTTCGTTTCCAGGGAATAGGAACCCTGAAAGGGGCGGGAAACCGCCCTATACTCCCTCGCAAACCGCCACTATACTGAACTCAGTGGTTTCTAAAGGAAAATGGACGACTTCCTCCTCAACGTAACAGTAGACCTGACCCCCGAACAAGTTCTCTTCATTATTCGAGATGCAGTCTTCCGGAAATACCCTGAGTTCACTGTTGAAAAGATTGACTTCAAGACTGAAGCGGAGTACGACATGAGGGGCGAACACTATGGAACAAAGGTGAAAGGTGTCACCCTCAAGATGAAAAAGAAATGACGAAGCCTTTTCTTCTGATTGCCGGCTCAGGGTATTACCCGGAGTCTGGAACAGGTGACTGGGTAGCCTGCTATGAAACCTGTGAGGAAGCTCGCTCCCAAGTGGAGTTTCTCGAGTTCCCCACCTACTTTCAGAGTGGCAAGCGAAAAGGGGAGGTCAAAAGCATCCACACGACTTACAAAGTGAGTGGTGGCAGTTACATTAAGAACTGCGACTGGTTCGAGATCGTAGATCTCAGGGATTGGGCAGAAGTAAACTGAGAAAGCAAAATGGACACAGCATCAGCGACCATATGGAGTCGGATGAACCGCGATTCACCAATGATGGTTTTCGATTGGATCAAAGCAGCAGAAATTATACGGGACAGACTCCTGTTAGGAACACTTAAGGAAGCCGCTGCGGGACTTCAATCGGACTGGGAGTGGACCGGTGGACTAATCTTTTCAAAAGGGTCTATCGTCCCCCGAGAAGAAACTTACACCTACCTCTCATCGAACTGGGCTAAGCCTGAGCTTTCAGTAGATGGGGAGACTTTTGAGTGTTTCTGTCTGAGCAAAGAGAAACCAGAGTGGGGATCAGGCACATACTGGCCCCCGGAGGCTATTGACGTTCTCGAGGGATTAATTTGAGCCTTCCGGAAAGTCACTGCGAGTTCATCTTCTTTAAAAGAGTCTGAACAACTTAAAATCACGCCCCGAATAGAGGGCCGTATAATGAAAACCACAGACTACGAAGGAATCTTCAGGCACCGGGGAGCTTCTTATGATAGGGCGATGAGGGATTTCCCTGGATCTCGGCGGAAAGAATTTCAGGCTCTGTTCGAGAGACTCCCCGTAAGAGGAAGGGAGAGAATCCTTGACTTCCCCGCACTAGGGGGGTATTTAGAAGAAAATCTAAACACACCTGTTGAAGTTGAGAGTCTAGACTTTTGCCCACAAAACGAAAAGGTCAAGAAATTCAGCGAAGTCTCCCGAATTAAGTTTAATCGAGTAGTTAATCTCGCGTCCTTTCATCATGTGAATGACCCTAAAGAATTTTTATCTGAGGTAGTCCCTTATCTTGAAGAGGGGGGATACTTTCATTTGGCAGACGTCGGGTTTAGTGGCCCAATTCGGAATTTTCTGGACGAATTTGTCAATGAATGGACGTCCACAGGCCATAAGGGAATTTGGAGGACTTCAGAGGAGATCGTTTCCCACGGTTTTGAGAGTGGTTTAAACCTCTTGCACGCTGAAGAAAGAGACTGCCCGTGGGTGTTCAATGCAGTTTCAGATATGTTGACTTTCTGCAAGCTTCTTTTTGGACTCGATCTTTCCCCTTCAGACAAATGTCTTCTCGACGCCCTTTCCGACTATGTGGGAATAGAATTTTCAAGAGAGAGTGGCAACTGTGAGCTTCGGTGGAGGCTAACCTATATTGACCTCATAAAGAATGTTTAACGCTAACTATCGTTTCGATGACTTTGACCCTCCGATTCCATTCCTGACAGGGGACGCTTCGGACCTCCATAGCATAATATCAGAAGTACAAAGAGTCGAAAACCTATCCAAAGATGAGATCAGAGAGAGGCAGCGTCTTCATCTGAAGACCCTTATGAGTCACTTCTCTAAGGTCAGCTCCAATTTTCGAGGGAGATTAAGAACAAACTTTCCTGAAACCTCGAAAGATTTAACTCTCCCGAACCTTCTAGCTTTAGTAGAACCTCAAGACAAATTCTACTTTCAAAGCATTTACAAGGATATCCGTGAGAGCAAAGTACCTAAACACCACCTCCCTTTGCACTCTGCGAGAACTTCTGGTTCCACTGGTGTTCCCTTAAAGGTCCGGTGCACCGCGATTAATAGGGCTATAGGAATGGCTCAGCTCCCTTGGACACACCTAAAGTCTGGGACCGACTTTTCATGGAGGATGGCCTCAGTGAAGCCCAGTAATACAGTCTTAAAGGAGTGCGGGGAATGGGACCCTGCAACTAGCCTTTTATTTCGGGTGGGACCCATGCTGTCAGTCCCCACGTCGCTAGATGTCTTCACACAGCTAGAAGAACTCGAAAAGTTTCGTCCAGACCTTCTTATTATTTTTCCCTCCGTCCTAAAGGAATATGTCAGTATATGGGGAAGCGGCAAAAGAAACCCCTTGCAACTTAAGGTTATCCGAACCCTCGGAGAAACACTTTCAGATGAAGTGAGGAAAATGGCCGGTGAAGCCACTGGTGCCAATGTCCTCGACACCTATTCGAGTTCAGAGGTTGGGAGAATAGCCACCCAAGTGTCCCCTGAAGGGGTGTACACGGTTAATAACTACTCCCTGATCGTAGAAGTTTTGGACGAAGGCGGAAAAAGATGTAAACCAGACGAAATAGGGCGTGTAGTAATCACCGATCTTTTCAATTTTGCTACACCTTTAGTCAGGTATGACATAGGGGACTGGGCAATTCCAGCTGATGATTTCCATCACACTCTTAGTTCTATAAAAGGAAGGAGTAGAAACATGATATCACTTCCAAACGGAAATAAGGTTTGGCCTTTAGTGGGATACCGGGAATTTTCAGAAGTGGTCCCGATAAGGCAATTTCACATTCGGCAAACTTCTCCAGAAGCACTCCAGGCTAACTTCTTTGTAGAGTCCACTCCAAGCGAAAAAGATGAGGAAAGTTTGAGAAAGATTATCTGCGAATCTTTGGGCTATGGATTCACAATTACTTTCGCGTATCAAAACGCCCCCTTAAAGAAGCTTCCTAATCAGAAGCTAGAAGATTTCGTTTCCTTGGTGTAGTTCGAGGCAGAATGGGTTTTCAGCCCATGGACGGATTACCGCCCTGAAATGAACGGTTTTCAGCCTTTCCTGACTCTTCAGGGTGCTGTATAATTATAGAACAAGTTGAGAAAGACATGTCACACACTGACGAGCTTGGCGACAGGCACAAGTCCCTTGCCCGAAATGCCTTAAGGCTATCGCAAGGGTTCTTGAAAGTTCTTCGGAATGACAACAGAAAACACAACCTACAACTAGAATGGAAGACTTTTTCTCTAATTTCTCAGTCAAACTATCAAAGGATCAACTAGACGCCTTAATCCGGAGTCAGGTTCTTCAGAAATACCCTGAACATACGGTCTCAACTATTTCCTACAAGATTCAGAAAAGGGAAGACTTCAGAGGGGAATCTTTGGGGTCGGACCTGGTCTCAATTGAAATCAATCTCACTAGTAAAAAGAATGACTATTCGAGCCCTCGTTGAAAACGAAGAAGCCTTTGCCAAACTCAACTACCTGAGGGACATGGCTTTTGATCCAGACCTCTCCAGCTGGAGTGAAGAAAAGGATGTGTATTTGAAGGAAGCCTCCTGTAAGCAAGCTCAGAGGGGCTACGTTCTCACTCTCGAAGAAATGAATGCTATTCTCGAGCTGATTTACCCTGGAAAAGTTTAGTTTGAGTTTTTCGGCGTTTCGCCCGTCGTCCCCGTAGAATTGCCCCTTAGCTCACGACCCACTAAAAATGTCACATTCCGATAGCCTAGGTGACAAGCTGAAAGCCCTCGAACAGGCCGAAGCGGGACGGAAAGCAGACCCTTACGTCCCTTTGATGTGCCGAATTGACGGAAAGTCGTTCAGCAAATTCACCAAAGGTCTCCAGAGACCCTTCGATAAGAGGTTCACCGACCTCATGGTAGAAACTACCAAGTTTTTGGTGGAGCAGACCGAAGCCACTCTAGGGTATTGTCAGTCTGACGAGATTTCCCTGTTCTGGCACCTAAACAAGCAGGAGTTTTCGAACCGAGAATTTTGGTTTGGTGGGAAATTCCAGAAGGTGGCGTCCGTCACTGCTTCTATGGCAGGATCGTTCTTCTCTGCGAATCTTGGGAGATACCTACCGGAAAAGGTGGGAAAGTATCCTGTCTTTGACTCTCGTGTTTGGTCCGTACCGAATCTGGAGCTGGCTTACGAGAACTTTCAATGGAGGTTTCTAGATGCTCAGAAGAACTCCGTTTCAATGTATGCTCGTGCGTTCTTCTCCCACAAGTCCTTGCAGAACAAGACTTGCAGGGAAATGAAGGAACTCCTGGCTCAAAACGGGACACCCTGGGAAGAGCTTCCTTTGTTCTTTAAGGAAGGGACGTACGTGAAGAGGAAAACGGTCACTCTGCAGCCTGAGGACTTTTCCGACTCTGACATTCCGGAGGAACATAGGCCCACTGGACCAGTTCAGCGAACGGTCGTGTCATCTTGCGAAAAGCCAGAAGAGATCCGGCTCTACCCCTAAAGGGGCGGGAAACCGCCCTTTACCCACTCCTCGAAAACCCCTATAATTAAGGGGTCTTCAATCAGTCAGTTGAGCATGGAAGCGATTGTCACGAGCATTCCCACCATCTGCGGTGAAGACACTCTGGAAATCGGCCAGCTCGTCTGGGTGAATGGTATGGCTTCGATGGAAGGTCTCAACGGCCAGCTCGTCGATTCCATGCCGGGAGTGATCACCCGTTTTCACAAAGAGCCCACGGGCTGGCTGGTGGAAGTTGAGCAAAGGGGGAGCGTGGTCCTACCGATCGTTGGTGAACCGTTTCGCTGCTTCTTCAACCTGAACCAAATCAGCTGAGGCTGGAAACCGCCCTTTACGCCCTCAAGAGGTCAAGCTATACTGGCTTTGTTGGGAATCAACCCCACGAAAAAAGTGGGGTAAACTTTATCACGACAGAAGAATGTCGAAGATATAAGTCCAATCTTTTTGCGAAAGTAGCTCAGCGGTAGAGTGCAACCTTGCCAAGGTTGATGTCGCGGGTTCAAATCCCGTCTTTCGCTCTTGTCTTCCCGACCCTTCGGGAGGACGGTTAACCGCCCTATTTCCAACGGGAAACCGGCTTTACCTTCTCAGTAGAGAAGGCTATAGTTAAAGGGTGGTCGGCGAGAGAGGTTCCCCCCTCTACTTCCCGAATCCGAACCTTGACAATTTAAATCTTTTTGGGGCCTTAGCTCAACTGGTAGAGCGTCTTCATGGCATGGAGAAGGTCAGGGGTTCGAACCCCCTAGGTTCCACTTACCCCCTTAATAAGGGGTGACTTGATGGCGACTTGCCCCTATGGCAGGGGCAGACTCGTGTGAAAAGTTAAAAGAAAGACTAGGACTGACTCTCTGAGACTTTCTTTTTTCTGGAAGCATACCGAATTAGTCACTCGGGACAGAGTCGTGTTGGTTCAAACCCGAAGGTCGTCGCCAAAGCTTAGAGCAAGCTCTCGTCCGGGAAGACGTAAAACTAACTCCATCTGGGTGTAGAGCAGCTTGGTAGCTCAGGACTTTTGGAAAGTCCAGGTCGCAGGTTCAAATCCTGCCATCCAGACTAGGGAAATTTCTGTTTCCCAAGTTCCACGATAAGTGGGGGGCTCACGGCCAGGTCCTCAGAACTGAAAAGTTCAGGTCATAAGCGGGTGTGGTGTAGTGGGAACATCAGGGCCTTCCAAGCCCCAGTCGCGGGTTCAAATCCCGTCACCCGCTTAGGGGAATTAAATCCCCTCGATATTCCTTTCTCATGCTCTATGAATATATACTCCGAATCCAGAGTTCCCTTACGGGAATATATGGAACTCCCTTACAAGGAACGAAAGAGACACCTTGACCTTTCTAAACCTTGTTTAGAAATGGGAGCGGATTCTAGATGTTGTAGAGCCCTTCTGGGTATGTTTCTTGAAACGACTTGTGAAGGTTTAGGGATGAAAATTGGCCTTCTGTGCCATGCTTGTGGAAATGCAAAGTGTAATAACCCTGAACACCTTTATTGGGGGACTAGTTCCGAGAATTGCCTCGACAAGTTTGAGCATAATCCGGGCCTGGGGAAGGATATCTTCGACAAAAAGATACAAAAATATGGGGAAGATTTCCCCAAGAGAGTTTGTCAATTTCGTAAAAAAGTTCCTCATCCAAACAAACTCTCTCAAGATGAGGTTCAACGTAGACTTCAACTAATATCAGATATAAATCTGAATGTTTATGGGTGGGTTGGTAAAGTTTCCAAAAGACTAAACATTTCCAACGCATCAGCTACGAAGTTTATACAAAACTACTTTAAGGGGCCCTTTTACAAAAGGAACTCTCCTTCTCCCTAATTCGGGAAAGCTAAGCCCGCCTGGTGGAATTGGTAGTCACGCCTGACTTAGAATCAGGTGCCGAAAAGGTGTGGGGGTTCGAGTCCCCCGGTGGGCATCGCGGATGAGTGTAACGGTAGTCACGCCAGGCTCATAACCTGGAGGAATATGGGTTCAATTCCCAGATCCGCCATTTTGCCTCTTTGGCAAAACTTAGATGGTTCAGCAATTCCAAAAA